TGGGCTGCGGCGAAAAAACTTGGTCATCATCGGCGCCCACAGCGGCGTCGGCAAATCCGCACTCGCAACCAACATCGCGACGCACGTACTGCTGCGAGAGCAACGCGAGCACCAGCCGAGCGGAGTGCTGATTTTCAGCCTGGAGATGGGAGCCGACGAGTATATTGAGCGGATGGCTTGCTCGATGGCTCGCGTCGACTCAAAAAAACTCGACCCAGAGCACAGAGCGACCATGACCCGGGAGGAAGGGCAGCGTTTCATTGCGTCGATGAACGATCTGGGGAAGCCTCATCTCATCATCGACGAGCGGTCGGATATAACGATGGCGCAAGTGAGGGCAACCGCGCGCAAAGTGGCAGCGCAGTTTCGACGCGTTGGCACTCCGCTTAGCCTCATCGTGATCGACTACGCGCAGATTGTCAGCGCGAGTTCTGACACGAGGCGCCGGTCGGAGAACCGAGAGCAGGAGGTTGCAGTGGTGGGGCGCGAATCGAAGAAAATGGCGAAAGAACTCGACATCACCGTGCTCCTGCTGGCGCAGCTCAACGACGACTCTGCGAAAGAGAAGCGCAAGCCCAGAGTGAAAGACTTGCGCGAGTCGAAAGCGCTGCTCCAGGATGCCGATAAGGTGGTGCTCATCCACAACCCGAACGCAGTCGTGCGCGCGGAAGCCTATGCGAACGGAGACGCAGTGGCACCCGACCCGGACCAAGCCGACGAGGTGGACCTTATCGTTGGCAAGCACCGTGGCGGGCCCACGGGAACGATTCGCGCGCTGTACTGGCCTACCTACACGACCTTTGGAGCCTATGCCCATGCAACCTGAGACCACAGTTGCCGCTCACCACGACGCGGTCATGGAGCTCGCAGCCCGTGCACTCATCGCTCGTCAGGCTGGCGACGACGCCGCTGCACTGGCGCACAGCCGTCAAGCTTTCGATGCCGAGCGCGCGGCTACCAAGCTCGTGCTCGACCTGCCCGACAACGAGCCGACCCGCTCCGTGCTACTGCGCTCTGCGGCCTGCTTGGCGCTAAACGCTGGCAACAAGCAGGAGGCGCTCCGCACGGTCGCGCTGGCGCTGGCAGGCAACCCGCCGCGGGAGATTGAAGACGAGTTGATCGAAGTGCTCGATGCCATCATCAGGAGGCTCGCATGAGCATCCGGATCATACACGGCGACGCGCGCGACCTGTCCGCGCTCAAAAACGGCTCGATTCACTGCGTCGCGACCTCGCCACCGTATCTCGGGTTGCGCTCATACCTAGCCAAGGACGATCCCAGGAAGGCGCTAGAGATCGGGGCTGAGCGGACGCCCGAGAAGTATATCGGCGCGCTGGTCGATGTTTTCCGGGGGGTGCGGCGCGTGCTTCGCGATGACGGCAGTATGTGGCTTAATTTAGGGGATGTATTTTCTGGCGCGCATGTGTCGCGTGAGCACGAGCGTGGCAGCGACGGCACAACAGGGTCAAGTTGTCTGGGTCGTGAGTGTGCTTCTGGAAATCCTTGTGATGAACACAAAGATGTGTGGTTGAGCCGCACTCAGTGCACCTATGGCTGTCCCGGTCTCGCACAATGGTGCGGACTTTTGCTCCAAATCCAGGCGTGTATGGCAGAACTGCTCGACCATCCTCCCACCGCGGGTTCCGCTCGCCAGACACAGACGCGGCGATGCGTAGCCGCCACGCTGGATCTAGTGCAAATTGCAGCCCGCGAAGGCGAGCTTCTGCTTTCTTCTGCGGCGTCCAAGCTGCGCGGATCTTCTCAGCCACGTCAGGCCGTTCCGATGCTGGCCGGTGCCGCTTCGGCTTGCCTGTCGTCGCTTCACTCATTTTCTTCTTGTGCTCTTCGGTGCGTTCATACGTGGAACGGGAATGTAGATGCGCCTGACGGCACGTCGGACAGCGTTTTACTTTGCGAGGAACTGCGGCACTGCAGTCAATGCACGTTCGAGTGTTGTTCACTTTTCTTGTCATGTGTTGAACCACAAAATTTGCATGGTAATTATGCCATGGGCAATAGTCGCGTCAAGTCAAAGAATCTCCTCCTCATGCCCTATCGCGTCGCGCTCGCGTTGCAGGATGACGGCTGGATTTTGCGCGCCGCAATCCCATGGGTAAAGGCCAGTTGCATGCCTGAGAGCGTGACCGACCGCCCGACCACGGCGCATGAGACGGTGTTCCTCTTCGCAAAGACCGAGCGGTATTTTGCCGACCCGGACGCGGTGAGAGTAGCGGGTGGCGCTGGAGCCAAGGGCTCAACATTCACTCGTGGGAAGACCGGAATCAATGGGCTGGGGAGAGTGGGGGACGGTGCTCGCGACGACAACTCCGCGGGCCGTAACATCCGCACGTCCGATTTCTTCGACGCCGGCCTCGACGCGTATCAGCGCGCTCTCGCCGAGCAGGCGGCGCACGTCGCTCACGTCCGCGCCAACGGCGGCATGCTGCTCAGCCAGGATGGTGATCCGCTGGCACTCCTCGTGAATCCAGTGCCAAGCACGTACAAGCACTTCGCCATGTGGCCGCCCGATCTGGTCAAGCCCATGATCATGTTCTCCACGCCAGAGGCAGGCGTTTGCGCGGCTTGCGGCGCTCCGCGCAAAAGGATCGTTGAACGTTCGCGATATCCTCGCGGAAAGACGTCACATCGTGGAGAGAGCGCATGGGCGGCGGGTGCTGCCACGCGCAATGACGTGGACCTGACCAGGAGCGGCCAAGAGTTCAACAGGTGGAAGCGCGACAACCCAGATCGGTTGATGGGCTGGGAAGCGACTTGCTCCTGCTTGGCGGCGGCGATCCCCGCAACGGTCCTGGACCCATTCGGCGGCACAGGCACCACCGCGCGCGTAGCAGAGGACCTCGGGCGCGACTCCGTGATCATGGAACTGGACGGCAAAAGCGTGCAGATCGCCGAAGAGCGAACAGCGCAGGCGGGGCTCCTGGGTCGGGCGGTGGGGTTATGACCAAGCCTCGCGAGACCACGCTGGGCCCGCCGGTCGTCCGGTGGCTGACCGAGCATCAGTTCAAGGTCTACGAGGACCAAACATGATTCTTCACCCAATGTTCAAGTGGTTTGGATCAAAATGGTCTGCGTCGCGTTCTGGACATTATCCAGTTCCTGTGGGTGACATACACGAACCGTTTGCCGGAGGAGCAGGGTATTCACTGGTGCACTATGAGCGCAACGTGGTTCTCTGGGACACAGACAAGCACCTCCAAGTCCTATGGCCATGGCTTCTGCAGGCCAAGGAGTCCGACATAAGGGAAATACCAATTGGAGTACCTGTCGGCACCGACATTCGCCACCTGGGACTGAGCGCAGGACAGGCCACACTACTGAAGTCATGGCAACGTACAAATTCTATAGGCGACTGCTGGACTATATCTAGTTGGGGTCACCTCCCCGGCCAATGGACGGAAACACAAGGTCTAGAGTTGCGGAGGAGGTGCAGGCCATAAAGCATTGGCGTTTCCAGAAACCAATTGATGACTGGCACGGGACCAGATTTGTTGACCCGCCGTACCAGTATAACTATCAATATAACTCGCCACCAATTGACTATAGCCATTTGGCATCGAGAATTATCCATGAGTGGAGCAGTAGTGGTCTGGTAATAGTTGTGGAAGCCAAGGGGGAAAATGGTGATGTGCCCACGTGGCTTCCTTTTCAGAATAGTCATATGCAGGTTACAGGTCGCCGGAAGTCTGGTAATCATCGGCATAGTGCCGAGCTTGTTTGGATATCCGCTTCGGACGGGTGAGCGCTGCGCCTGTTGGCCGCGGACGGATCGTGAATTCGTTGCCGATAGGATATCAGGGCTTAGATTATGAGCTTCGGGGGAGAGGAGCGAAAGACGATGGGCGCGCATTTGATCGATGGCGAGTTTCAAAGCGACAAATATGTGTGTCCGCGGGGCAAGCTCCCGCTGAGCGTCAAGGACCCGACTGCGCAGGATCTGCTGTGGGAATACGCGCAGCGGCGGCGCGCGGTGGACGCTGAGTTTTCGGAAGACCTGGAGACGGCGCTACGCGGCGCCGGACACGAACCCTCACCAGGCCCCACGGACGAGGACGGCTACATCATCAGCGCTCCGGAGGCGTTACCGTGAGCGGTTCCGAGCAGAAGATGTGTGGACGCTCGCGTGTGTGTCCGATCGCGGAGGCGCTCGACCTGCTCGAGAGCTTCATCGTGCTGCAGGAGCCTGACTCGCAGACGCGCGAGATCGGCGATGCAGCGCTCCGAGAGGCTCGGTCCGCGCTCGTCGGGACGCGTGCGCAGCTGCTGCAGGAGATCAGCTTCAGGGTGGACTCTCTGCGAGGCAGCACGGGATCCGACGGTGCAATCGGAATGCTGTCGGAGGCGGCCCGGGCTTCCCAGCGCGACCCGCTTTCTGGGGGACGGAGAAGCATGGGCACATCGTCGATGCTCCGCAGATGTGCGCTTGACTGCGCCGCCTACGCGCTGCTCGCGCTCGAAAAGCTCTCGGAGGGCGGGTGATGAGCGTTCTGGATGAGGACACCGAGTCCGCAGAGCGATCAGCGTACTGGTGCTCCAAATGCGGCACGCCGCGGTACTACTGCGGATGCCTTGAGGAGTACGGGCCAGATAGTCAGCCTCCGCATGACGACGAGACTGACCCCATCAAGGAACCCTGGGGCCCCGCGCGATGACGGCAACCCCGCGGACGTCGCAATCGCCGCGCGAAAGCGAGATGAGCCGCGACGAATTGATCTGGTGGGGGCAGTGGGTCGTTTCGACATGCTTGGCCTTCGGATCGAGCGTTGAGACGGCTCACGCGGTTGCGGCGGTGTTCGTTTCGGCGTTTGAGGATGGAGAAAGAGCATGACGACGACCGTGACTTTCACCCGCGCGTATGACCCAGGGCCGTCGGCCACCGGCACCGGAGCCATCTCCCTCACCGACGCCGGCCAGCTCCTCTTCGCGGGCGGTGGGCACCCAGAGCTCGACATGAGCAAGCCGACCCACCACGCCCGTATCATGGCCGAGATGCAGGAAGTCCGCGACCGTGGCGGCCTCGTCGCCATAGAATGCATCCGCGGGGGAATATACCTGAGCAAGACCAGCTGGCACAGCGGCGCCGCGCTCATCGAGACCGCGCGCGTCGAGGGCCGGCTGCTTGAGTGCGCGGTCTCAGTCGGGCTCACACCGATCGAGGTGGGCGCAAAGCAGTGGATGGCCGATTACTGCCGCACGACCTACCCGAGCCCGCAGCAGATCCGCATTATTGTGGAGGGCACCATCGGCGGGCTGCCGCGCTTCCATCACTTGGACCGCGAGCATGCGTACGACGGGCTTGCGATCGCCTCGTTGGTGTTGGCGCAGCATCACAAGATCCGGCTGCGCTGGCCTGCCAGTGTCCAGGTGGCCGTTTGGGAACAGCAGCAGTTCGAGAAAGCCGAGCGCGCGCGGAAGGGGGCCGCGACCCGTGCGGCTAAGGCAGCCGGGCAGCCGGTGAGCGCGACGCCGTTGAAGCGGTGGAAGACGAGCGCGCAGCGGAAGGCGATCGGCGCCGGTGTGGTCGCCGCGAATCGTGCAAAACGGACGCAATAAGCTTGTTGACAGATAGCGTATCTGTCATGGTGGTGAAGGAGCCGGCTTGGCTGGCGAGGAGGAGATGATGGGAGCGCATTTGGTCGACGGGGAATTTCAATCGGACAAGTATCCAACATGCCCGCGGGGTAAGGTTCCGCTGAGCGTGAAGGATCCTACGGCACAGGATCTACTTTGGAAATACGCGCAACGAAGGCGCGTTGTGGATGAAGAGTTCTCGAGCGATCTCGAGCAAGCCCTGCTCGGAGCTGGATATCTGCCGCAGCCGGAAGATAGATACACGCCGATCCCCTGGCATCACCCAGTTCGCGGAGATGACCCGGCGCCGGACTCACATCGTCCAACCGATGAATGACACTACCACCCGTGTGCCGCCCGTCAGGGGCCTGGTCGGACCAAGCACGCGGGACCACGGCGACAAGCCGTATCGCTGGCCATCGCCAGCCCGGAGGATCACATGGATCAGTTTCAGTTGCACATCATCGACACCGTTCGCCGCATGACGGACGCCGCGATTCTCGACCTCGTGAAGCACAACCTGGGCGGCGTCAATGCCGCGGGCCTTGAGCCCATCCCGAAAGCAGGGCGCGGTCGCAAGTCGGCACAGTCGGAGAAGGCTGCTGCACCGAAGCGGGCAGCCAGGAAAGCGCTGGGCGTTGCCAAAGCTGGCAAGCCCGCGCGGCAGCGGACGGTGGCCAGGGCAAGCGGGGAGAAACGCACGCCGGAGGATCTGGCGAAGACGATGGAGATGGTGCATGTGGCAATCAGAAACAGCCCCGGAATGGGTGCCGAGCAGCTCGGCACGCGACTGGAGGTGAGTACCAAGGCGCTCGCGTTGCCGATCCGCAAGCTCCTCGCGGTGAAGAGGATCCGCAGCGAGGGGCAGAAGCGCGCGACGAAATACTATCCGGCGTGAACCATGGCCAACTACGGCTACATCTACCTCGCGAAGTCGGTCAGTGAAACCGACTTCGCTGCAACGCTCGCCTACGCAGTGCTCGACACGATCGGCGCTGCGTGGGCGGTTGCCCGCGCAGACTGGTCGGACGATGGACCCGTATGGATGGTGTCTCTGCCTGGGACCGCGGTGGAGGATGCGCGCGAAGCGTCCCGACGTCTGCTCGCGCCAGGAGACGATGTGGGTTTCGCGGTCGCACTTCAGGACGAGGGGAAGACGATCGCTTTCCGTCACACGCCGAACCGGTTCGAGCGGTGGGCGCAAGGCTGTCTGGAGGAGGCACTAGCCGACGTGACTGGTGTCGGCGTGTTCTACGACGCGACAGACGCGACGCGTCCACCATCGACGCGGGAGTACCGACGTAGCAAAACGTTCCGGGAGTCCCTCACGCGGAACATGGTCAAGCCCCTCTCGCCAGAGGAAGCGGCGTGGGTAAATCAGTGGAAGGCGATCGTACCAGAAGGGCATTGGTGACCGATGAGGCTGACGACGTTGTCGTTCCTGGGCTTGCAGTGGGTGCAGGGTCCTGCTCCTGCGCTGCTTGGTCCCAGAGAGGAGACCGGCCGGGATAGGGCGGCGCGTTGTTGGCTGGCGCAGAGACTCGCGACCGAGACTGCGCTCGGGGTGGAGGAGGCCTACGTCGCGCTGGGGACTGGTGAGACGGAGGCGCAGATCAGGCGACGGGCGAGCGAGGATGCGATGAACGATATCGTTGGCTGGACGGTCACGGACGCGAGCGGCCAGCGCCTCCTACGGCAGGGGTGGCGCTGGCTGTGGCATTACGGGGACAAGTCGTTAATCTGGGTGGACGCAGCAGACGCTACACTTGAGCTGAGCACGCTGACTTCTGTGGTTTGCTACGAGGTGGAGGACAACGCGCGCCGGTCGGCAGAGGTAGTAGGTGGTGTAGTGCGGCCCGTGCATGCGGTGAGCATCGGTCAACGAACAAGCGGAGCCGCATCATGACCACCGTCCTTGCTGTTTTCTGCGCTGCTGCCGGTATCCCCGACCCCTATGCGGCGCTGGTCGAGCGGGCGCGCGCCGACGCGGAGACGTTTCGGCGGGAGACAGGAAACCTCCTCGACGTCGTGGGACTCGCAGCGTACAAGCGCGATCCTCTGTATGAAACACATGCGCGCTTGGAGATGTGGCTAGCGCGTGGGAAGGGCGATTCTCGAAAAGTCGCCCACCTATTGTGGCGAATACGAGCCATGAGTGAAGCCCTGGGCGGACAGCTAGGGCCGTCGCTGGAGGAGGAGCGATTCAGCGCGTATCGGGTGACGCAGTTCGCTGTGGATGTGGCGGCGGAGAGCCTCGACGCCGACGCAACGCAATTTGCCTCAGAGGGGATGACGACAGAGGCCAGGCGTATCCGATCATTGCTGTCGATTACGGATGTCGAAAGCGCAGCCAATGCGCACGATCTACTGGCTAACATTTGCGATCTGGGTGCAGGCACATATGCGGAGGTTTGTCCGCTCACAATGGCAGAGCGCGCTACCGCGATGCTTGTAGCCATGAAGCTCCACGACGCAGCTGAGTTTGCTGGCCGAGCGATAGACGCCTACCCACCAGCGTTGACCCGAGCCCGCGCGTTGGTTGCCGAGCTCACGGGGGTGACCGATGTCTGACGTGGTAGCCGCGCAAGTGGCGCTCATGGTCTACGCCCAAAAGCTCAAAGCGTCCGTGGACTCGCACCAGCGAGAGCGTGGTGACCATCTGATGGACGCGCTCGACATCGGCGTGCATGACGTGCACGAGGCGGAGTTGGTGCTGGCTGCGATAGGCGTGAGCAATCCGGACGCCGTAAGCAGGATCTTGGACGAGGAGGTGGAGGATGGTGACGGGTAATAGTGATCAGAGCACAGATGAACAGCGAGCGTCCTCCGAGTCGGAGGGCTGCGATCACCTTGCTCGGTTGCCACCTAACCTGGCGGCGCTCGTGGAACGGTATGGCAGCGCGCGAGAGGCGCTGGGGAGCGCTTTCGGTCGAGACTCCACGATGTCGCTGGCCGCGCAGAAGGCCAAGTTCGAGAGCGTGGTGCTGGCGGAGCGGCGGCTGGTCGACGGGATCATAAGGGCGGTCCGATGACCCTCCTGCTCGCCACCCGACTCCTCCAGGGGTTCGCCGCTGTACTGGCGGTGGTGCTGGCGCACCGACAGCGTGAGCATCGGCCGATGGCCGCCCTGCTCGTTTATGGGGCGGTCGCGAACACGCTGCGGGTCGCGCTGCAGCAGCTGGTGGTGATGCCCGCGGTGCTTGCTCTCGGTGGCGACCCAGCCCAGGGCATCGCGCCGCTGGCACCGCTCACCGGGTGGGCACGCGTGGCTGCGCACGTGGACCATGCGCTGCTGCTGGGGTGGAGCGCGGCGCTGGCGACGGGCGCGCTGTGGATTTTCGTGGGGTCGCCCGGTGTGGGATTCATTAAGCACTCGGTGTGGGCACGGGTCGACAACACATCGACCGAATGGGTGCGTGACGAAACAGTTATCCAAAACGCGGGAGGACGCCGTTGGGTGGGGCACGCGGCGGTCGTCGCGATGTGGGCCGGTTTGGTCGCCTACTTCGTCTTCACCTACCCCGAGAGCCGCCCGCTCCACCGCACCGGCTACCTGCTGGCCGACCTGCTGGCGATCGGGGCCGGGTTCGCGGCATTCGTGGTGTGGCTGCGCCAGCGCGACCGGACCGAGGGGATGCCAGTGACCAAGATCTGCATGCTACTCATCATCGGCCTAGACGCGGTCGCGTTGTTGGGGCCCTACCTGGTTCCAGGGTTTTACACGGGGTGGGATCGCGCGCTCGGTGCGTACGCGGTTCTCTATGGTATTCTCATTCTGATCCAAGGAGGTGCGCTGTGGCACTCGAACTGATCGTTGTCCTATCGCTCGCGCTCGCATTGGCTGTTCTGATGTTCTCTATCATTCTCCAGTTCATCCGGGAGGATCACGCGCACGAGCGGCAACTGATCGAGACCGTTCGCACCAACCGGTTGCTGGAAGAGTTCATCATCCAACTGCGTCCATGGGTCCCTAGTGCGCCCCATCAGTCGATGCGAGTGCCCGCATACGCGGCGCCAGGGGTGGACCCGCACTCGGTGCAGGACCCCGCTCTTCGGCGCGTGGTGGAGGTGACCCGGGATGACCCACCGTCGAGTGTGCCCACGATTGAGGTGACCGGGGAGGAACCGCTACCACGCGAGAATGTGCCGCTGTCGTGGGGTCGACAGCGCGAGCGCATAGAGAGCCCCACGCTGCCGTCCTTTCATCTACAGCCGGCGATCGGGGAGGACGAGGATGACACGCGCATACTGACGAGGGTGGGCCCACCGCCAATGAGGAAGGGTGCGCCGTGAGCGATTTCAAGCCGAGCCATGTCGTCCTCGCTGTGCCCCCGCTGACGGGCACGATGGGCAGGGCGGAGCGGGAACATGCCGCCGCGATCATCGTGCGCACCTGCCAGGTACAGGGGGATGAATGGAAGTCGGTGACGGAGGAGCAGGTTATGGCGACGCTGACGGCGGATCTGGAGGCAGGGACGCAGCCTTTCGTCTCCCTGATCAAGAATCCCTTTTTCAAGCCAAACCCTGCGGCTCTTGTGACAGCAGGCTTCGCGAAGCGGGACGGCGAAGCGCTGGAGCTCACGGCGAAGGGGATCGAAGCGCTGCGCCCGTGGGTCCGTTTGCCAGAAGCGAGCGGCGCGTGATCCCGGTTCGCGTGGTGAAGGGCAAGCGTCGCCGACGCCGCAGTGAGCGGGCACAGTTCCGCAACACGCTGCGGTCGTGCGCGCACCAGTTTATCTGCGGGTTCGAGTCGCATGCCGGTCGCATGTTCGTGGAGGCGATGACCCACGAGGCGCGAGCAAACGGCCGCCCGTTGGGTGGAGGACCGTGTCGTCTGTCGCCAAATGTGATCACCGAGATCAAGCGCATGGCCGAAGATGTGCGAGCGTGGTGTGAACGTGTACCGTCGGAATGGCCCACTAACCCCATGAGCGGTGAGAATAGCTACGATAATCGGGTCGACATCGTACCATTCAACATGTCGAACATCGCCGCGTGCTGCCGCGCATTTGAAGCACTATTACCTGTGGGGAATGACATCACTGTGTCCCCCGACGTGTTCGACGCGCTGAGGGTTCACTTGGCTGCGAACCCGGGCGACGATAGCCTATTCCATGGCGAGCGCGTGCACGTTGATGTGACGTTGCCAGCCGCCACGTGGCACAAGGGCCAGCCGAGGATTGGATGAGCGTGGAGATGAGCCCGGAGTGTGCGGCTCGCATGATGGCGGCGTTGAGGCGCATCCCCGAAGTGAAGGAAGAATGGGAGAGATGAATTACATTAACGTTGAAGAGCTGGACCCGGGCATCAGGAAAACGGTACTGTGGCTGCGGTCCTTGGGCTACGAGACGACCGACAGCGGCGACGGCAAAGCCAAGCCGACTGGTGAAGACAAGTGCGCGCTGACCTATCCTCATGTCGCGATGAGGGTAAAGCCGTACCAGCTGCAGCCCGTGGCCGACGGTCTCATGGAGATGCTCAGGTTTCATCACGGCGTCGAGGTGAAGCCGATGACGCCCGAAGCGTCGGCATCGGCGCCCACCCCAACCATCGAGGCGAGCTACAACCCGGCCGATGGGATCGCGATCGTCATGCTGTACGGTGTCGACGACTCGATGCTGAAGTTCTAAAACGCCGAACCCCCGGAACGCTGGACACGCCCGGGGGTTCCCTCGCATCGCTCGCTGCTCCGCTGAGGTGACCGCAGTATGCACGGACGGGCGGGCCCCGTCCAGGAGGCACCCATGGCGCATCACGATCGCATCAGCCGGACCACGCAGCGAGCAATGGCCGCCGACCCCGACCTCGTGTGGCTGTTCAACCAGTCCGACGCGGAGGTGTCGGGGCTCCGAGCGTCTCACGGCGCGCTGGTCGAGATGGCCCAGACTGGGGCCGCGCGAGCAGGAGCGGGCACCGGCGGCATCCCGCGCAGGGTCCAGGGCATCACGGCGCGGCAGGCCGACGCGGTGGACCGGCAGCGGGGTCTGCGAGCCAGACTCGCCCAGCTCTCGGCCCCCCATCAGGAGGTCTTGTGGCTGGCGTACGGACCGCGCCCGTGGATGCTGGCGGCTGACGAGCGGCAGCGGCTCGGCCAGTGGTACGGGGTCACGCTCGTCACCCAGACGGCGGCTCGAGGATGGGCTCAGGAGGAGCGGCAGCGGGCCAAGAAAGAGCGCGAGCGGCTCGCGAAGGTCGTCGTGGAGCCGAGCGAGGACGAAGCGGGGGAGCAGGTGCCCGAGCGGGATGTGGAGCCGGTCGCCTGCTGGTTCGCGAAGGGGCTCGGTCACTGGCTGCGGGGGCCCGCGGTAGACGGGGCGCTGCTGTCTGCGGTGCGCGCGGAGGCAGAGAAACTGGTCGGTGAGGCCTACTCCGCGTGGCGCGACACGAGGGCAGCCAAAGACAAGCGAAGGCCGGACTGGGGCGCGGAGGAGCGAGGGCGTGAGCGGCTGCGGACCAGCAAGGCGTCAGGCGGCGATGAGGAGCTGGAGAGCGGCGACCGCATCTCGGAGACCAGGATCATCCGCTACCAGCCGGAGCCGATGCCGAGAGCTCGAGCGGCGTCCGGTCGAGGAGGGCTCTGATGGGTGGCGCGGTCGCCTACGTCTCGAGAGATGGCTCGCTGCGGGTGGTGGAGGGGCTCAACGGTCGGCCCGTGGTAGAGCTAGCAGAGGGAGACGACGCCGCCGGCGACACGCGCTGGGGCCGTGCCATCGTTCAGCCCGACAAGTACGAAAACGGGCTCATCTACTTGGAGGGATGGCCCGAGATCACGCCGCTCCTGGGCGTCACAGACGAGACCGCGCTGGCGTGGGCGCGGCGGCCGGTCGATCCGCTACCCGTTCGCCGGTCGCCCACTGGCCGGCCCATCATCCCGGACATTTTGGTCCGGGCATGGGTGACCAATCAGACCCTGCCCGAGCGTCTTTTCCCCTACGTGGCTCACGACGTGGTGAGGATCCCGCTCGCTATCGGACGCAATGACCGCTGATCTGTCGTGTCAAGTCGGCGGCGTGTTGCGGATCCTCGGTGATCCAAGCCTATTCGCGACACTGTTTTCGGCAGCAGTCGTCTTGCAAGATCGGCCGACTGGGGATAGGGAAGGTCATTCTCGGACATGTGGACGGCGACCCACCTCGCTGCTCGCGTGTTCGCCTCCGCTCCACCCCAACGCCTCAGTCGGCTCCCCCAGTCAGCGGGGGTCGCTCGCCTTCAGGCCACGATGATCACACTCACACCGCCCGTAGACGGTGAGCTCGGCCGCCCCGGGCTCCGCAAGTACCACGCACTCGTGTGGACCAACGCGTACGGTGGCGTGTGCTCGACGGTTCTGGACCGCATCGACCCAGGGTGGCCAGGGTCTGTGGTGGGCGAGGCGGACGTCTACCGCGACGCGAGAGCGCTGGCCGACCATCACGTGCAGCTTCGACAGAGGGCCGCGTGACCACGCCCACCGCAGACACTGTGCTCGCCGAGGCCCGTAAGGCTCTCGCGCACCACGAGGAGCAGGCTGCTCACCACGCAGCTGAAGCGGCCAAGCTACGGCGCATCCTGGAGGCAGCTGAGCAGCCTGTGAGCGTCGCTCCGGCTGCACCGCCGGTCTTCGTGCCCTACCCGGCACCCGCACCGGGGTTGCCGTGGTGGATCGAACTCCTGCCCCCACAGATCAATCCGCCTGTGATCGTGCGGCCGAACACTGCGCCCTGGCCGGGCCACCCGCAGCCGTACATTGGTGATTTTCCCTGCGGCGGGTCCCAGACGCCAACCCTCGACACGATCATCAAGGCGGGGCTGCTCTCGTGAGCCCCTATCGCGCTCTCCACCCGGACGGCGATTTCGTCGTGCTCGCTGATGATGAGGGGCAGCAGTACCAGATCAGCGGCAAGCTGCTCGCCGTGCTGGTTGCGCGCGGTCCGCTCGCCAAGCCGAACAAGGTCGAGGCGCAGTCGGCGCACAAACGACGGCGGTCGCCAGGCCGGTCCCCGCTCTGAAAGACGAAGGCCCAGCCACCCTTGCGAGTGCCGAGCCTTCGCGCCCCCGATGCCTCGGTACGGCGCCAGGAGCTTCGATCGCCAGTGCGCCACAGAGGCTCGAGTACCCTTACAGGTGACGCTCCTGCGCTGCCGATGCCGACGGCGCGGAGGTCGGGCGGGCATGAACCGCCTGTTGACCACCGCCGTCACCAGTCGCGCGAAAGCCGAGCTTGCGCTGACCCCCTGACGATCGTCCGCTCACCGTAGTCACCGCCGCCACGGCCCGCAAGCTGTGAAGCAGCTCCGGGAGCAGGGCGCGAAGCGGGTCCAGAGCACCAGAGGGTGACCAGAGACCGCGGGCACGCGCGAGGACGAGGGCCGAATTTGATGAGTGAAAACCACCAGTCCGTCGAGGGCATGACCATCGGCGAGGCTAGTGCCAACCGGCTGGAACTTGAATTTGCTGCGGCGGCCATTCACAAACGCGGAGCCAAAGTCTGGCGGTCGGGGTGGCCCGACTTTCTCGTATATTTGCCTGAGCTTGGCCACGTAGCGGTCGAGGTGAAAAGCCCAAACGACCAGATTCGTCCGAACCAGGCGAAGATGTTCGCTGCTCTTGAGTCCGCTGGGCTCAAGGTCTACATCTGGGAGCCTACCTTTGCCGACAAACTCATCCCGTGGCGCAAACACGATGCGCGTCGAGCGCAGATGGCCAGCGAACGACGCGTGGCCGCTCTCGCTCCGCTCATCGCCCAATTGGACGCTGCGCGCACAGTCAAGGACAAGCAAAGGGCGGCGAACCGGCTGGCGTGGGCAGCGGGACGCCACCAGCGGAAGAGAAGTCGTGACCAGTGACCGCGATAACAAGCCCCATGCCAACGAAAAGTCAATCCGGTAATCGCCGCATCTTCGTGTAAGGACCAGAAGATTTCTGCGGATAGCTACGATGTAGCCGTGGTCCTACTCACCAATAGCCCCACCCAGCCACAGAAATCGTTCCCAGGTCAAGCAAATCCGGCCCGTGAGCCAGCGTATTTCGCTTGACGCAAACGTTACGTAAGCCAGCCATGGATCACAGTAGTACCAGTCGCCTGACTGCTTTTTGGTCGTTGTGGCTGCTCCACCTACACTGCGGGTTCATCGCCTCCCGGCGTTACGCCGATCAGATCGCAGCCGAGGTTGGCCTGTCTAGGTCCCCCGTCGTGCTGCTGGTGGGGCAGGCATGACCCCCAGACCCTGCCGCTCGGTCGGTGCCCGCGCTGACGCGGACGCCATCGACGCGACCCGTCAGGTAACCCTTTCATGGGTCATTCAGTGACCCTTTCAGGAATGTATGCCTGCCGGGAAGCAAACCCGGTGCCGAGCGTGTAACAGCGCCGACCGTCCGGATATCGATCGCCTCCTCCTCGAAGGCCAGTCATCGCATAAGGTCGCGAAATGGTTGATCAAGGACGGCCGTGAGCAGATCCCGCAGCCAGCGCTTGCGATGCATAAGCGCAAGCACCTCGACGTTCGGACCGACGCGTCGGAGCGAGTAGCCCAGCAGGTAGCGGCCGTGTTTGAGGCCGCTGTCCAAAGGGTTATCGCTGATGTCAACCTTCTGGATGAGCTTGCTGGGTATGCACTCGACGCGGTTCGCCGGCTGTCGTCCGCCATCGGCGATCCCACGATGCCTCAGGCGGCCGCCTACGGCGCGGCTCTGAAAGAGGGGCGCGAACTCGTCAGAGCGCGCGAGGAGATTCTGAAGGGTCGTGGCGGTGCCACCGAGCCGTCCGGCCAGCTGCGCCCGGCCGTCAATATCATCTACGCAGCTGGCGTCACCGCACCGGATGCAGATCCGCCTCAACCGTCCCCAGAGCCTGGCTCACCAGCGACTCCAGCCCGGTAACAGCCTCGCGCTGCCGTGGGGTCGCGGCATCGGCAAGTCTTGGTTCGAGCGCCAGAACGGCTGGTTTGAACAGGTGGCGCGCTGGGACGGCGTCCGTCGTCCGACGACGAGTGGGGGCCACATCACTGGCGTCCGCATCGTGCACATGATGCCGACGTTCAAACAGTGCCGTGACGTCCACGAGCAGGCGACGCGGTCGGAGCTCGAGGGCCGCGGCCCCTGGTCTTTCCTCCAGCCGCATGTGGATCACGTCCGCTGGCTGATTACGTTCCCCGGCGGCTCTTCGATCCAGTGGTTTGGCGCACGCGAGGCTAACGGATCCCGCGGAATTCGCTGCGACACGGTCACGGTTGACGAGGCCGACGACGTAGATCCTGAGGTGCTCGACGCCGTCGTAGACCCCTGGTTCTCCGAGCCGTGGAGCCTGCGGCAGCGGGTGATAGGGGGCACCCCGAGGCGCGGCCGGTACGGGCTGCTCTACCGCGAGCACAAGGCCGGGCTGGATGGCGACGTCGCTCGCCGGCTGACGCAGGCCGACCTCGACGCGCTCGGCGGGGACGAGCTACAGGCGAAGTTGGCGGTGCGGCGCAGCTGGTCGTTCCACGCGACCTGGCGTGAGGCACCCGAGACCGTCGACCCCATCTACGTCGCGCAGGTGCGCGCCAAGCTGATCGAGGCCGGGAAAAAGGCTGTATACGAACGGGAATGGGAGTGCAATTTCGACAGCGCCGAGGGGCTCGTCTACTCGATGTTCGAGGAGGCGCTCCACGTGCGGCGGCCCGCTCCTGGCACGCGGTGGTCGGAGATCCTTGTGGGTGTCGACCACGGCTGGGAAGACCCGGGCGTGATGCTGGTGATCGGCGTGGTCGGCGCTGGCAGGGACGCGATCTGCCACATCCTCGAGGAGGTCTACGAGCCCCACCGTGTGGAATCCTGGTGGGTCGAGCAGGCCAAGCGGATCCGCACCAAGTACAACGGCATTAGTCAACGATGGTTCGGCGATCCGAGTCAGCCGGCGCGGAACACGGCGATCGGGACCGCCATCGGGATCCGCTTCAGCGACCAGCCGGCGGATAGGCAGATCGAGACGGGCGTATCCGCGCTCGCGGATCGGATGGCTCCCCGGGTCGACCCCGATGACCCCGAGGGCAAGCGTCGGTTCGCGCGGCTCTACATCGATCCCGGCTGCACCCATACCCGTTGGGAGCTTGTGAACTATCGCCGCAAACGGGACCCCCGCAACGTGGACAGGTTCTTGGACGACATCGAGGACAAGAACAACCACGCCGCCGACAGTTGCAGGTACGCCATATATGGCCGCTTCGGGTCACCGCAGGTCTACCGCTCCCTCTCCACCTCGCTCTGATGCTCTACAAGTACCTGAAGCAGACCCACCCGGCGATGCCGCCGGCAGACCGCGGCTACGACGCGAAAGTGTGGCACGAACTCGATGATCTGTTCCGCGGTGGCTATCAGATCCTGGACCATGCGCGGGAGTACCTGCCGCAGGCCGTCGGCGAGAAAGAAGATCGATACCTTGAGCGGCTCCGCCTCGCCGCGTACATCGGGTACTTCTCGCAGATCGTGAACGTCTACGTCGCGGCGATTTTTGATCGCAGCGTGACGATTGTGCCAGCCGGCGATGCTGAAGATCCGGAGACACCGGGAGAGCTGCCCGACCCCGAGACCTACGAGGCGCTCGCCGAGGACGCAGATCTGCGCGGGTGTGCCTTCGTCCAGCTGCTGAGGCACGTGACGACGTGGGCGCTCGTGAAGCAAAAGTGCTTGATTGCGATCGACTTCCCACGAATTGACACTCAGCCGGCAAACCGGGCCGACTCGGACAAGATGGGCGCTGCCCGGCCCTATTGCTACCCGGTCGAACCCGAGACCCTCATCAACTGGGAGACCGAGTCCGAGGTCCAGCGACGTGTCGACCTCGGCGCTGGACGCGCGGTCGAGTTCACGGTGGGCAGGTTTTCGTGGGTCGTGCTGAAAAAGATGATCTGCGCGCAGACCAGTCCCGACACGATGCGCGCCGGCATGGTGGAGGAGTACAAGATCTGGCGGAAAACGGCGGACGGTCGTGTGATTTGGCAGATCTTCCGCACGCCACCTCTAAAAGAGGGACAAACACTCAGCGACGACGTCGACATTCCATTGATCGATGAGAGTCCGACGACGTTCCGCGAGATCCCACTGGTGGAGCTGAAGCTTCCCGAGAACCTGTGGCTTGGAAATATCATCGGGCCGCTGAACAAGGAGCACTGGCAACGCCGGTCCGCGCTGCTTGCGGCACAGCAACGGAACCTGCTCGCAATCCCAGTCTTCAACCTCGGTCCCGAGATCGGAGCCTTTCAAGGGGAGTTGCCGTCGGAGGCGCAGCAGGATCCGAGCCGTGCGGTGAACTTCAGGGAGCGGGCAGAGAAACAGGGCGCGATCATCCTCGGCAAGGAAGACAAATTCGCGTTTGCATCTCCCGATGCGGCCGTCTACGGCGTGGTCGACAAAGAGTTGGAGAAGCTCGTCGACGAGATCTACCGGGTATCGGGCCAGATGGCGTCATCGGTGGCCTCCACGTCGCAAGCGCTGCAGCGCTCGGGGGCCAGCAAGACCCTGGACCGCAAGGACTTCGTGACCGTCGTGTCGGCCGTCGCGGCGATCGTCTCAGATGCGGCTCGGCGCTGCTACGAGGTGATCTCGGATGCGCGCGGTGAGGAGGTCAAGTGGTCGGTGCATGGCCTTGACGGCTACGAGGACGACGAGGACCGCCAGCTGCTCCTTGAGGAAGCGTTGCAGGCCGATGCGCTCGCGATCCCGTCGCCCATGTGGCGCGCGTTGCACAAGATCCGTACGGCGCTCGGGTTGGTGCGGATGACCCCGCAGGAGCAGGCTGAAGTCCGCGAGCAGATCATTGCGGCCACGACGGCGGAAGAAACGATGCGGCCGCCGGAGCCCGACGAGACTGGCGGCGGCGCGGTCGACGCAGACCGTATTCCTGCCGCCGCGAAGAACACCCTCAGCGAGAGATCGGATTGAGATGAACCTCTCACAGATGATTGCATTGGCCCTGGTTGACATCGTATCGATCACCGACGAAGACGTTCGCAAGACTGTAAAAATCGCCGACAGATGGATGATCCGCTTTGGATCCGTGCGCGTTCGGCCTCATGGAGATTCGTTTATTTCGGAGGTTATCCAGCGGGGACACGGCTCACTGCATACGGTATGGGATACACCATACGGATGGTGGGTCACTATTGGCGACCTGAAAGTCAGCGTGTGGTCGCTGGCCTCGGCCCATGCGGCGGATGAAAATGGATACCGAGCGCACCGGGCCGGTAAGTCACAGGACGTCGCGACCACAAACTGATGCTGCCCCGCGGCGCTCGCATCGTCCGACTCTCGCCAGCGCATGGGCGCCTCGCCCGCGCTGGGCAGGCGGCCATGCTCGGTGAGGAGTGGCGCCTGCTTCTGCGCCTACAGCGCGCCGCCGACGAGGCGTTGCAGCACGTGCTTCGCGCCGCCGATGCCATCGCCCCAAACCAGGCACGCGGTCGGCTCCTGGTAGCGCTGCGGAGCGCTGCCATCGACCTCCGAGAGACGATCTCGGCAGCGGTGCTCCATGGGCGCTCTGAAGCCAGGCAGACGGCGCGGCAGCGGCTGATAGCGGAGCTGCATCACGTTGCCCAAGAGCTCAAGGTCGACGTCAACATGCCGCCCGGTGGTGACGCTCCACAGGACGCCGGGCTTGCTCAGAGCGCGGCCGAGTCCTACGTGGCCGCGTGGCGCGCTATCCTCACCGTCGCCGTGATGCGCTCGCACGATGGGTCTCTCCACCGAGCACTCCGAGCCGCACATGTCACGCAGCAGCACCGGCTGGAGCGGATCGCTGCCACCGAGGTGCCGCAGACCTACAACGACGAGCACGACGAGGGCGCGGACTGGGTGGCGGAGCAGCACCGAGATGCACGATGGCTGCCCCTGGTGGTCAAGCGCTGGGATGCGAAGCGCGATAGCACGTGCGCCATCTGCCATGAAATGGACGGGCGGATCGTGCCGCTCGGGATGAGTTTTCGAGGCGGGCTCATCCCTGGGTTCGTGCATCCCCATTGCCGGTGTGCGCAGACGATCATCGTTCTCCCGCTGCGCTTGCGCGGTGAAGCGGTGCCGAGCTACCAGGTCGACGATGAGAGCCTGAGGGATGCCGCGTAGCGCTCCGCCTATTTGAAGAATCCTCTGGGTACTCGGCAAACATCTTCAGACAGCTCACGCTGCAGTCGCGCTCCAGTAGGTTCGTGGGACATAGCCAAGAGAAGCGGCTCTGCCGCAGCGGCACTGACTAGGTCGCCCTGATCGTTTTCTATTGCGGAGTGGAATTCTCCCAGTGACCACCCCTCAGGGTCGTTGTCCGTGTCGATCACGAGAACCGTGCGGAATTTTCGCTCTGCCATAAGTCTACTCCTCCTGTTCTGAGGATAGCACATTTTTGCCACCCGGTGGGGTGGCACGACACGAAAGGATATCGCCGTGAAGATCCAAGATCAGGCGGAGGCGCGTAGCTACGGCCTCGTCGCCGCCGTTAATGCACTGATTCGCAAGCTGGTGGATGAGGAAACTACGTTCCCTCACTACGAGATCAGTGGTGTGACGGTCGGCGACTATCGCTATCCTGTCACTACAGCCAAACTGGTCACGCTGAGCTCTACCGCAGATCTGCCGGCGGTCAAAGCCATGGCAAACGAGGCGCGGACGGTTCTCGTCTATCATCTCACCGACGCCAACGCGCACAAGATCGCTGACGCGACACGCTTGGCGCTGATCAACACGACCACGCTGGCTGAGCTCGTGACGGCCGACTCGCAGGCGACCACGGACACGTTCATCAACGCGCTTTCTGCCGCATACGAGGCTCACCGCATCGACACTGCCCTGCACTCGCACGCTGACTCGACGAACCTGTATACGGCATCGAGCGCGGTCGATCTCGCGAGCAGCAAACTCGCGGTCGCTGACGTGAAGGCGCAGACGAACGCTCACATCCAGCTTTCATGGACCACGCCCAGCATCGAGCTGGTCTGAGGAGATCACCATCGCCGTCACCATTTCACCTCAAGGCGCCGTAGACCCCGAAGTTGCGGTCCTCCAGTCTCAAGCAGCGTCGATCGAGAGCCGGCTCTCCCTCGGCGAGAGCTCGATCAGCGCCACCAGCGCCATCAACTCGATCGCAGACGTGGCGAGCAGCACGGCCGTCGTCGCCTCCACCGCCTCGTCATCGCTCACGGTCCTGGTCAGCAGCACTGGCTCGTCGATCAACGCCGTCACCAGCGTCGAGGCTGTCACGCGATCGAGTGCGGACAGCTCTCTCACAGTGCTCGCCAGTACCAACAAGTCGTTGGCCAGCGTCGCAGACAGCTCCCTTACCGTACTGGCATCATCTCTCACGGTCGCGGATACCTCGCTCACCACGCTAGCGAGTGCCAACGCTGCCACTGCGTCCACGGCAAGCTCGTCCCTGACGGTGCTCGCATCCACGAACAAGTCGCTGGCCTCGGCGGCCGATTCCTCGCTGACGGTGCTTGCGTCGTCACTGACGGTGGCCGACTCATCGCTCACTGTGCTGGCGAGCACGAATGCTGCCACGGCGTCGACCGCATCGTCCTCGCTTACGGTCCTAGCGTCCACCAACAAGAGCCTCGCAAGCGCAGCTGACTCGTCGCTTACCACGCTCATCTCCTCGATCCAATCGTCGACCGACGCACGCATGACTGCAGGATCGATCTGATCGCTTCCGCGGATGGCTAAACGGTCAACGCCGCTTTGCATGCCTCGCAGGCATTACTGGCGGCATCCCACGCCTTCCGGTCGGTCGTCCACGGGGTGTGCTGCGTGGGGGCTGT